GTATCATCTCCCTTGATACGCAGCCCACGCGACTTCAGCCCTCCCGGGAGGTTGGAAAGCGTGCCAGCGTCTACAAGCTGACGTATCAAGGAAGTCCCCGCCTTAGCATATCCACCAATAATATGTATAAGGCCGAGTCCGTAGAACCCGAATCCGGGCACATAGACGTAGTGGACGAAGTGTTGACGTTTGAGGGTCAGGGGGTCCCCCTCCTCGTAATTTCTACGGATCGCCAACACTTCGTCGCTACCACGCTCTATGGTGACAACATAAGGTCGAGCAATACCGTCGTCGTCATCAACGCCCTCAATTACGAGGTCAGCGTGGATTTCATACAAAGTGTACCTGTCGTCATCGGTAAGAGAATAACCGCCTTCTTCCGCTTTACGTTCTTCTATATCGCTGTGGTATGGTTCTGGGTCACCAAGCTCTACATCGCGGTAGAATCCTGACGCTTGTAGCTTTTTTAGCTCATTCTTAGTTTTACGCATTACGTGAGTTACACGTTCTGCAGCTTCTATATTAGACGCGCCGTAGGGCACAATCACATCTTCAGCGGAGATATACAACGCCATCTGACGCCCTATGTTGGGGTCAAAATACACCTTTTTAAACGCAGAGCCTGCCAAGCCAAGGCTGTACAGCATACGCTCATGTTCTGGACGATACTCTACCATGTTCTCGGTAAGCTCATAGTTCATATCTGCCTTCACACGGGCAGCGGCTTCTTCTTTTTCTTTGGTTTCTTCGCCAAGAACTTTAGTTTTTACTGGACCTGCGGCTGGGAACGTCTCAGACATGGTTTCTGCTTGAAACCGTATAGCTGCCTCTGCCAACACTGTAGAGAACACACCACACGCTCCATCCCACGGCTCTGTACGCTCCTCATACTTAAACCCTAACACGTCCATACCTTTTACGAACGTGTCTGCCCAATCTTTGCGGCTGTCCATATCAGCGGTAACAGACTCCATCAAGTCGTTAGCCAGCTTACTTAAATCAGTGTCGTCTAAAATTTCTGCTATATTAGCCCCAAAGTCAGCTAAATCCAATTCATTTCCGGGTATTAATGTTATCTCCATACTACCATCGGATAAGGTAACCTCTTCAGGATCAACGATTTCAATCTCCATATCAGGGATTTCCATCTCTTCTACGCCGTCTAAATCGTTTTCTAGCCCGAGAGGGGCAGCGTATAAGCCTTTTTCAATCGCCATATGTCACCTTTAATAATACCCGCCGCGTTTTTGTTTAAAGAACCGTTGTTCTTCTGGCTCATCTGTGGGTAGCCGTATAAACCCACCCTGCCTAAACCGCATCAGAGCCATGACCGTCGAATCTACAAGGTCATCATTACTCATAAACGGGAATCCTGCAATCTCTTCAACAACTTCTTCTGCCCACCGTGTCTGTGGCACCCAGCAAAGACCTGATGCAACAATATCCGCAACGGAGTTAAGCCTAGCTAGTTTGTCACCCGACCCTCTGTGTGGTGTATACTCAGACACTGGTAAGCCCATACGTCGCATCTCTTGATACAAGGCCACACCAGAACTTTTCTTCTCCACAATGAACGAATCAGGTTCCCAGTCTTGATACTCTTCCATCGCAAGCTGTTTAAGCTCTGGAAACTCTATACGTTGTTTTATGCTGTTTAACAATATAATATTGTAAGCGTTCGTTTCTTCGTGGAGAAACACCCCCCATGTAGTAAGGGCTGTAAAGTCTGCGCGGTTGTGTCTTTCTGCGGCTGCGTCAAGCGACATAATAACATATTCACAAGATGGCGGAGATTCTTTAGTCCACTCGTTCCACCACTCTCGCTTGACCAACGCGGCTTCTTCTGCCGTAGGCTGTTGTTGATACTGAGAGTTCCATTGAAACGTAGGCATAGACGCCTTGGTACGCAGTAACGCCTCTAGGTCAAAAAACTCAGGCCACAGGGGTTTTTGTGTAATTTTACCTGTCTTTTTGCCTGTTACATCCAAAATAGCTGGAAATTCTACTACTTCGTATTGGTCAGCTTGTTCGTTTTGCCCCATGTCTCGTACAACACGGCCTGTCAGGTCATCTAAATGCCAACGTGTCTGGATTATTGCCACACTACCTCCCGGCATAAGACGAGTTCGCGCACCAAAGGTGAACCATTCGTATGCTTTTTCGAACACGCTAAAATTTCCGTTAATAACGTCTTGTTCTGAATGTGGGTCGTCAACGAGCAGGAGGTCAGCGCCTCGACCAGCAAGAGCAGAACCAATACCGCACGCATAATATTCACCCCCTACGTTTGTGTTCCAACGTCCTGCTGATTTACTATCTTGTGCCAACTTAACCGTAGGAAATATAGAACTATACTCTGCGGTGGCTATAAGGTTACGCACTTTACGGCCAAAATCTACCGCCAAGTCTGTTGTGTGTGACACCATCATAACTTTTTTGTTTGGATTTCTTCCCAAGAACCACGCTGGAAAAAAGATAGACACAAGTTGAGACTTACCGTGACGTGGAGGTATATTAACACATATACGGTCTTTATCACCCCGTTCTATATCCATGAGCATGTCTGCGAGTATACGGTGGTGCTTACCTACAATGTAGTCAGGCTGCATAAGTTTGCAAAAAGCTATAAGATCGTCATACGCGGCTTTGTTTGTAGTGCGCGTGGTCAACTCATCGACCATACGATTGATTTCAGCTACTTCTTCAGGGTCAAACGCGTCTAAATTGTCTAGCATGGCCGCAATATCAACTTCGTCAAAACCCAAAACGTCATTCATCGTCGTCAAATCCGAACTCTTCGTCTATATCCAGAACTTGTGGGTTCAAAATAGTGGCATCCTCTACTTCTGGCTCTGGATTTACCAGTTTTGCCAGCTTNACNCGCANTTTTTCTTTAATGTCGTCCGTNGTTTGGTGCGTAATAGTAACTTCAGACTTCTCTGTAAACAACCCTACGTCTGAGAACTTACCTAATAGCTCTAACGCACGCATCCGCACACGGGCGTCGGGGTTTTCGGCCTCAATAATCAGTTTGTTCGTGACTAAGTTGCGTAGTTGTTTGGAAGACTCAACCACAGAGTGATTAAACTCGTCTATAATTGCACCTGCCATCTTGATAGACGGGGGTGTTAACTTAGCTGCACGCACATGCGTGACTTTTTGAGATGTTTTGTCAGGGTTTTGAGCAAACGCGGTGGCTAATGTGGCTGCAACTTCTTTATCTAACTCATCAGGAGTAGTGTCCAACCCATGTTTCTCTAATTCTTTGACAGTGTTAGACAGCGCTTCCGTGCGGTCAGGCAACGGCACCTGTTTTACTTCGTCTTCTAGGGGCACACCTAGTTCGGGGGTAACATTGATTGTCATACTACATCGCAGGTTGTGAACCGATAACATAATAATAGGGTACAAAAAATTTTTTGACAAGGGATTTGAAAAAAGGGTGGGGGGGTTTTGAAAAATACAACATTGTTCACGCAGATTAGTAATATAGAAGACACACGGAGTCCCACATGACACAGCGGCCCATGGGGGGCGGGTATGGTTTCCAGATACCAGTTTTAGGGAAGTTCCCTAAAATGTGCTATGCTACGATCTAATGAGATATGATGTCGTTTAGTGTGGTTTTATCTATGGTATAAGATGACATGGCATGGTTTAAGTAATTATCGGAAAGGCAATAATGCGAATCCGATATGATCTTGAAAGGGTCAACCATGTCTAATATCGAACATTCCGCCGCCGTCATCAATGCAATCACTACAGCATTGGGTGCTAAGTTCTCAGGTGAGGACAAAACTAGCAAGTGCTGGGACGCGGCAAGTAAATTGCTACGCTGGACTGACGCGGTAGCACCGACGCCTGCTAATATCGAGCACGGTAAATCTACTACAACGAAAGAAGCATATGGTCAGCTCAAGACCGCGATCGAAGCATTGCTCAAACGTCGNGGTCGTGCGCATGGTAGCACCGANNTTAGCGCGGAACTAAAAGACATCAAAAATTCTTTGATGCGTCGCAACGACCCCGAGCTATTCGCGGCTACCAAAGGTCATCTTGGCAAGGTCGAAAAAGTGGACGGCACGGACGCTACCGTGAAATCTACGCCTGACACGTCGGCCTTTGACAAAGGTCAAACAATGGCACGCAACTATGTGGCATGGGTTGAAAAGAACGCGACCGAATTGGGTACTAGTTACGATACGGTACGCAAGGCCGCGCTGCAGATGTTGTCTGCGTCTGGCTACAAGCGATAAAATACTATGGGGCAGGCAATAACGTCTGCCCCACAATTCAAATGAAAAGGAAATGATATGAGACAAGTTAACTCTGTTAGGTATGGCAATATGACGGCACGGATGGACAGCGATTATTCAGTGCACTTCTATTGCGACGTCACTAATAGGTTTGTTTGCGATAGCGCAGGCGAACTAGTTCGTATGAACGATAGTCTTGTTGTGGCACATAGTTTGTCAGGGCGCTTTTTATTAGAAGTGCAATCCGCGATGGACGTTATTAAAGCATTGCGGGATTCTTGGAAAGATAACCCAAAGAGCACGGCACGGGAACGAGCGCTTGCAAATAAACAATTCGCGGAATGGGCTGGATATGAAGACGACGACCTAGACGACTGGACATGACCACAGGGGAGCTTCGGCTCCCCATTTTTTTGTGCCGTTGATACCAGTACTGGGGTTGCGTTGCGCCTCGCCCTATTGCAATCTACTACGTTACGGTATAACTTGGCAGCACATTGCACCACAATGCTCCACTAGGCCCACTTCGGTGGGTCTTTTTTTATTTAGGGAACTTCCCTAAAACCCTGATACCAGTACTGGAGTTGCGTTGCGCCTCGTCATTGTTTGTCATGTTACAACAGGGTTTGCACACTGTAGCACATTTTAGGGAACTTCCCTAAACTTCCCGATACCAGTACTTGTATAGCGCCTCGCCTCGCAAATAAGCTAAGTCATTGATAACAAACCAATGTTACAAATGTTGCACCAATGTTGCAGTCAAAATGGGGGTTAAGTCCTTGAAAACAAACTAATGTTACAATGTTGCAGTTTTTTAAGTATATATATATAACTTTTATTCGATTGGTTAAGAGAGGGTGAAAGCGCTAAAAACACTCTCGCGGACCTTCATATATACCTTTGTAACATTGCAACTTTGCAACATTGCTTTAATAACAGTTACTTACAGCCGACAGGGTGTAACATGGTGTTGCATACCACGTATACCCACCAAACGATTTATTCTGATACCTATTGACATTTCCCGATACTTGTGATATAACTACAGAGTAGTTAGCGTTCAGTTGGCTACCGAGGCACATCTGTGTCTCGTCACCACGCATTACAATTTAGGGAACTTCCCTAAAACATGGAGGACCAAAAAATGCCACGTAAGTATTACATGCCCGAGTGTATCGGTTGCGGCGAAGTATTCAGCGTGAAACGTGCACGCCTTGGCTACAACGTATGCCTTACATGCGGTGACTACAAAGCACGCGACGAACGTGCAAGCTGGTGCACAGTACCACTTCCCAAGCAGGGCTACACGCTCGTCACACGCAAAGAAGACTTGCTACACCTAAACCAGAAACCACGGACTTGAAAATAGGGAACTTCCCTAAAACATGGAGAACCACAATGAACACTATATCTTTGGAACTACCGCAGGTTGACATCCCGTCCATCACATCATCTGCCTTACTTGTTACATGGAGCACATCAATACCAACGCTTCGCAAGCGTGACAAGAAAGCTACACGTGACATCGAACAACAGAACGGTGCCGAGAGCGGTGTGATTAGCGCGACGAAAGCATTGCTAGGCAACTGTGAAGAGTTCAAAGCAGTGACCGACTTCGCAAACAACGCACGCAACCGCCACTATGCTATGACACACACATGGATACACAACGGGCCACGTCTGGTATCCACACTAGACTACATAAACAAACACATGCCGATAATGAGCGACCTAAAGCAAGAAATCGAACGCTTGTGGGCTGAGTTCATCGCGGTCTACGATTGGGCTATCATGCAAGAACAAGCGCGTATGGGTTCGCTATGGGAAGCTGAACTTTACCCATCCGCTGAAAGACTCCAACGTAACTTCGCGGTGCGTCTGGAGTATATGCCTGTTGCACCTAACTTTATCACTGAGTTGTTTGACGATGCCAACGCGTCACTTAACGAGCAATACCAAAAACAGTTTATGGATAAGATCACAGGTGTAGCCGACAGTATGCACCAGCAACTACACAAAACCCTGACCACACTGGCTAGGCAACTAGACGTAGATGAGAATGGTAAGGGTAACAGACTATACGATACTGTCTTTGACCGCGCTCTTGAACTGACCGATATGCTTGGAACNTGCAACCTGACGGGTAGTACCCAGATGGAAGCAATGCGNCAAAAGCTAGAACAGACGTTCCGTGGTCTAAACCTGTCTAAGATCAAGAACAGTCCCACTGCACGCGAAGATACTAAAGCTAGCCTAGAGCAAGTTATCGCGTCCCTACCAAGTCTGGATATGTAATGATCCGAGATTTCATCGGGGGGCTGTGCTTGTTCATAGCCCTCATCGCCACGCTGTTTATTATCTACGGCATCGGATATTAGGAGTTTGATATGCACATACATTTTGTAGGTTTCCGCACTGACGCAGAATACACTGCCGCTGTACGTGTGTGGGGACATCCTGACTTTGTACATATGTGGCACGACCACAGAATGTACGGCGACATTGGGGACAGCGATACTGTTGTCCTCGGTTCAAAGGGGAAAGCCTCACCCTCTAACTTCTCATGGCAAGACCATGAGTTATGGTAACTTAATTAGGGAACTTCCCTAAAATGGAGAACGACAAATGAACCAAGCACATAACATGTACGCCCTTGACCTTGACCAATGCGTTAACCTAATCAAAGCGGTGGGCCACAAGCGTACCGTCCTGATGGAGGGTGACATAGGTAACGGCAAATCATCTACTATCCACACACTAGCGGCTGACCTACCAAGCCACGTGCCCTGTTACTTTGACTGCACCACCAAGGACATCGGTGACTTGAACCTGCCCAACATGGCGGTGATGAACGAGCAAGGGTATGTTACCATGGTGCCTAACGAAGAGTTGGGTGCACATCTGGGTAAGCCTATCATCCTAATGATCGACGAGCTAGGCAAGGCCAACGCTGCTGTTAAGAACGCACTACTGCGTGTCATGCAAGAACGTACGGTGGGTAGTATCAAGCTACACCCTGACAGCCTTGTCTATGCGACGACCAACAAAGGGTCCGAGGGTGTGGGTGACATGCTACTACCACACGCACGCAACCGCATAACTACAGTACAGGTTCGTAAGACTGACCACCTGACCCTTATTGAGTTCGGTATCAACGATGGTTGGGATCACAGTATGTTGGGTTGGATCAAAGACAATCCACACGTTCTTGCATCGTTTGAGGACGTGAAAGACCCTGACGAGAACCCGTTTATCTATCACCCAATGCAACAGCGTAAAGCCTTTTGTAGTCCTCGTTCGTTACACGCAGGGTCTGACATACTTAAAGAACGTCACTTGTTTGACGACCAGACACTAACTGCGGCTTTGATGGGTACTATCGGTGACCGTGCGGCAATGGACTTGATGGCGTTCGTTAAGATGTCGGATCAACTACCGTCACTGGACAGTATCAAGACTGACCCTACCAACGCCAAGGTTCCTACGAGTGCGGCGGCTGTGTGTATGGTTGTGTATCGAACACTGGCATCACTAGAGGGTGACTGGATCAATGCGTGGATGGATTACTTACCGCGTCTGGACACAGAAGCGCAAGGTATGTTCGCCAATGGCGTGCGTGCACCCAAGTATTCCAAGCAATCAATGGTCATGCGAAACAAGAAGTTCACGCAGTGGGCCATGGACAACAACTACATGTTCGCAGCGGACAAGAAATAGGGAACTTCCCTAAAATGGAGAACGACAATGCTAGTACTTAACAAACAACTAACAGAGGAACAACGGTTGTCCAAAGCAATCGTTGACATCATGGGCCGCGCTTCGTGGTTGGCAGGTGTGATAATGATCGGTAACCGAGTAATTACTGATGATCCAAGCCTGACCACAGCGTGCACTGATGGACGTGACGAGTGGTACAACCGTACGTTCGTGGCAGGTCTTAACGATGCAGAGCTACGGTTCTTGATCTTGCACGAAGTGTACCACAAGCTGTATCGTCACTTGATTACGTGGGCACACCTAAATAAAATCTGTCCACGTACTGCTAACATCTCATGTGACTACGTTATCAATGTCAAGATTGCAGATGAGTACGGTGCAGATGGTTGGGTGAAGATGCCCGAAGGTGGCTGCTTTGACATCAAGTATCGGGATTGGGATTCCGCGAAAGTGTTCGACGACATCTATGACCCTGCTAATGGAACAGGTGGCGGACGTGGCGCGGGAAAAGGCCAAGGTACGCCACAAGATGGACACCCCGAAGGTTTTGACGAGCACGACTGGGAAGGTGCACAGGACATGGACGCGGAAGAGATGCGCGAACTGGAGCGTGACATTGACGAGGCTGTGAGACAAGGCGCGTTGGCGGCAGGTAAGATGGGCAGCGGTGGTAGCCGTAACATGGAAGAACTGTTGCAGACACAAGTGGATTGGCGCGAGGTGCTGCGTGAGTTTATACAGACTACGTGCTCGGGCAGCGATTACTCTACGTGGAAGCGTCCTAACAGACGGTACGTATCGGCAGGGATTTACATGCCCTCTGGTATCAGTGAACAGATAGGTCCAATAGCGTTGCACATGGATATGTCGGGTTCTATCGGTGCACGTGAACAACAGGTTATGATAAGCGAGGCTGTGGAACTGGCTAAACTTATGAAGCCCCCATCTCTTAACATACTATACTGGGACACGAAGGTGTGCCGTCACGAGGTGTACGACTACGATGATTTGGACAAGGTAGCTACAGAAACAAAGCCGACAGGTGGTGGTGGCACAGACGTACGTTGCGTCCCTGCTTTCATGCGTGAACATAACATAAAACCAGAAGCGTCTATCGTGTTTACAGATGGTGATTTGTACAGCGGTTGGGGCGATTGGGATCATCCTGTGTTGTGGTGCGTGTTGGACAACCCAAGTAAAAAGCCTGATTGTGGCGTGACTGTTCATATTAAAGCGAGGGATATGTAATGGGTAAGGTAAAAGCAATGTTGATGGACGCGGAGGAAAACCCGTTCATCGCTTGTCCCGAGTGCAAAGGTAGTGGCGTGGAGACAGCCGAGCGCGACGTGCCCATGAGCTTNTCAAACCCGTATGGGTACGTGGAAGATTACGAGCGCGAGTGTGTAAACTGNAAAGGCGCAGGTGAAATCGAACGAGATTGGGAGGATATATGATAACTTACTACACTGTGATGATACTAAGCTACACGCTTGACGGGGAATATCTACAATCTAAGATACTATTCCCTAATGCGAAAGCGTGTGGTGACGCCCTGACTGCATACTACGAACCAATACGTGCATTTGATAGTGACAGTATGGCGCAATGCAAGAGGACAAACGTAATGTCCAAAACCCTACGGCCCAAAGCACGGCCAACAAACGGAGAACTAAAGTAATGGTTGATTCAAGAAAAAATCAAACGTGGACTAATAAAGAGATGGAAACCCTACTAGCGTTGCGGAACGAAGGGTTTGAGTACGACGACATAGCAAAACATCTAGGGCGTACTAGGAAGTCGTGCGAGATGAAGCAATACTCTTGGAATAAAAACATAGCGGTAAAACCACAAAAGGTTATGCTGGACGATTCAAGTTTGCAAGCCCTGATAGATAGTTGGGGTGAAGATGAACCTGTCGTGGTCGCTGCCGACAAGAAAACCAACTTCTTAGCCCCACCAAAACATTACCTACGCAACGTAAAATTTGCGAACAAAGAAGCGGCCAAAGAATTGGGCGCACGTTGGGATGGTATGTGTTGGTTTATACCCGAAAACTTGGGTAATGCACGTCGGACTAAATTGATCGATAGGTTTGGCCCCGTTGCTTACGGAAATCACTCTGCCCGAGGCGAGGCGCAATGGTCTACGTTTGTAGAAGCAGACCCGCCAAAACCTGACGTGAAGGTCACCTCAAAACAAACTACACAGAAGGAGCCAACGAAACAATCAGTGAAACCTACGTTACCACGTCCAAGAACTTTGGAGCTTTCCGCTAAGTCCACGCAACGTGTGCAGGGGGAGACACGTGAACAGGGGGGCAGTCACTTCGACAAGCTGGCCCAACGTGACGCTGATGCACACGTGTATATCGTGCGTGTACCTAAGATACTTGTGGCAGCGGTGGTACTAGCAACGATTGCTGTGTGTGCGTGGTACGTCGGCAAGTATATGTGAAATCACACTAACGTCATTAACAAACAAATTAGGGAACTTCCCTAAAAACATGGAGAACAAATAATGGTTATGTCATACATGAACCGCCAACTGGACACGTTCGATAAAGTCGCTTCGTGGTACAATAACACTAAACCTCTGGTATCAAAGTGTCATACGTTAAAGGAAGACATACGCCCCCTTGGTGATCGCAAGCGCAAATACGAGCGCATTAAAAAGATCAACGACAACTGTTACGCGCTTATGGATGGGTACTACAGCGGTGACGATGTGTTCGGGTATTGTTGGGGTGACTTCTACACCATGGTAAACGGGGTCAAAACCGCAATTCCAGCAGATAAAGTCACAGACCATATGCGGCGTAACCCAGCGTTGTACGGCAGAGGACCGACTGAAGCCGAGGTCGAGAAGCTGGCTCCTATCGTGTGGCGCAAACATAAAAACGGTACGGAGACAGTGACGATACGTAATGGCACAGGGCAAGGCGCTCACATGTCTAGGTATAGTTTCTTACAGCGGTGCATACCGTCCCACCTGACGTTTCGCATAGAAAACGGCAAACAGTACATATTGTGTGGTGGCCCTGCTGCTGGCAAGTATTATCTGGCTAAAAGTATAACTGTCGCTGCGTGTGACGTGCCACATAGCCCTAACANATGGAACACGTCTTGGAGTTCACGTGATGATGGCACGGCNCTGNCATTCTTTATCACATCTGGCGACGCATATCTTTCACACGGTGGTAAGCCGATACCGAAAGCCCCAAGAGTGGTTGTAAACAAAGACGCGAAAGCCAAGCTGAAGGCCGAGCTTGCCACGTTTAAAGAGTGGGCGTTCACTATGTTCCCTCTACTGCCCGAAGGTGACAGGGATTATGAAGAGCGTATGCGTAACGAACTAAAGGAACACATGCCTACAAGTCGCTGGGGCCAGTGGCGTATGTTAGACTTATTTGTAGATAACTGGAAAACAACACGCGAGGTAATAAAAAATGAGGATCACCCACTACGCCTGCATCTAGCTTACTACCTGCTGAATGACACTGACTATAAGTGGCATATGCGAGGTGACCAAACGACAGGGAACGTGGTGGCGCAATACAATACAAAGATAAACAGGGTATGTAACTTTACTAAAACCGTGAAAGGGTAAAACATTATGGGTATACAGAACATAACACTAGAGGAAGCTAAGAAGCACTCCGCCAGAAACAATACAATCAACCATCCACACGACGATCCGCGAGGCATACATTCTATGGAGCTTTGGACCTTTCGACGTGAGGTTGAACGAGCAATGCGTGGAGCTAAGACCATGGTACGTACTTCCAACACCGCGTATGTATACATGGACGATGATCCGTATGTACTAGGCTGGATTGGCTATGGTGACTTCCAGACCAGCAAAAACGGCAAACACAAGTACGTGGTGTATTCACGGGATATAGATAACTGTAAGTACTCCGAAGGTAACGAACAGCATTATATGCGTATGGCACTTAATATGGGTACAGCAGTAAAACACGCAGGGGCAGAGCTACGAAGCTATTCGCCTTCCGAGGTTTCGTATGCTGCATCAGCACTAGTGAGAGGTAACGTGCACAGGGTAAAAGATGAGGCGTACGACGCGTATACCGCTAGTCTTGAAGCATTGGGTTTCAGCGATAGCTACAAAGTAAGTAAAGGCAGAGGGGATACTGTACGAGAATTGATAAGTATATTTCAAAGCGGACACGCGTTTTCGCCCGAGGTACATACCAAGATGGAAGATGTTATAGCTAAGAAAAAGATTGCTGACAGGTTCCCCAAACGAGGTATGCTACCCATGGACTTCATACGTGTGTACGAGAAATTTGGTAAGCAGTATATGGACAAAGTGGCAATCGCTGACATGTACAACTACCACAACACTAGATGGACAAGCGCTCAAGTTGAAGTTTCCACGTTACTTATGAAGGATGTGGACGAAGAGTTGCAAGGTAAGATAGCCGTGATGGGTATGTGTGCAGACAAGCAGTTTGTGGAGGACGTTGGGTACAAAGCTAGTGACGCTATGTTCTACTTCTACACAGAAGATACTACCACGTGAGTTACGTGGATGATAGAACGTACCGCGTAGAGATAGCGTTTGACACTAAAACTGTCGCGGTACAATGTTTTGGCACAGATAGTGTTGACACGGAACTAAAGAGTGATTATAAATCTGTGGGAGCACTACCAACATGGGTACAAGAACGGCTGGCAGCATTGGCTATGTTGCCCGTACCACCGCCACCTAATGATGTAGAGGGTGTAGGTTGTAGGATTGGCCCATACTTGTANTGGGTAGTAAAATAAATAGGGAACTTCCCTAAAATGGAGAACGACAATGACACCCGAAGCTAAAGTTAAAAAGACCGTGGTCAAGCATCTTAAAGCTATGGGCGCGTATTACTTTTACCCTGCCACTGGCGGATACGGTAAGAGTGGCGTGCCTGACATTGTAGGATGTTACAAGGGTATGTTTTTTGGGTTTGAGTGCAAAGCTGGTATCAACAAGCCCACGCCTTTGCAGGAAAAAAACTTGAACGACATACGAACCGCAGGTGGGTTTGACTTGGTTATTAATGAGGCCAACATGCACGATGTGCATAAGTTGGTTGCTGGTGGGCATAGGATACATCAGACGGTGAATTTATCCAACGTAGTTGCCAAGCTGTGAGTGGCAAGCTGGAGAGCTATTAACCGCAGCAGTGTAGGTGGGATTTTTCTCTGCTCCGACGTGTTCTCCATGCGTTGTGAGCGGTCCTTTCGCCCCATGACTACACCGAAGAAACCGCGATAAGGTTAGTCCCTGTGTTAGTTGCACAGGGCAACATAAGGACCAGAGCAAATGAAAATAACACCTGCATTACAGGCAGAGCTAAAGTTTCTGCAAAACGAAGTCCGTAGGATGGATGATTTAATACGTGTTAGAGACAGTGGTAAGTCCGTAGGGCAAGACGCTTGGGTGGCACGTAACGAACTACACAAATTTAAAGATGACCTACGTAAAAAAGGTTACGACATATAAAGGAGAACGCAATGGAAGCAAAGATAAAGGTAACGCAACGTATGCTGAACAAGAGCATTATGGATGCAAATAAATCGGTAGTCGCGTTTGCAAAAGAACACCTACCTGTTAACTACACAGACATTAATAACGGTGAACGCTGCGTGTTTAAAGCGTTGCTTATAGACAAAGACGAAAATATTACACCGTCAGCGTTACGCATGTATAGACGTCCACGGGGCGATAAACTCTTATCAATTATGGGGCTTACAACAAAAGCCAAAGCCAAGGCAGGGGATATAGTGACGTTTTTACCCCACAGTGATGACCTTGGTGGCTTTAGGTATTTCTTAGCTATAAGGGTGACACACTATGAATGAACGTGAACGCGTGGGCTACGAAGAGCTATACAAACAATGTTGGGAGCAGCAAACAAAAAAAGATATGGCCGCTAACCCCAAGTTGCGTGAAATGACGGGTAGCTACAACGCTAGAAACGGTAGGAAGGGCGCATCCTATGGTGAAAAAGGTGGACGCCCTAAATTAGAGCTTACCGAAAAAGCAAAAATGGTAGACCGTATGCTAAAACTAAATATGTCTATTCAAAACATAAGCGAGGTGCTGCAAGTTTCGGACAAGTCCGTAATACAAATTAAATCTCGCTATAACCTTCCTAGAGAAGAAACCAAGGAGAACTAAATGACTAAGAAGATGACTAAGAAGCAAGAAAAAGTATGGGCGTATAAGGTAAAGCACCCTATGGCTACTACGAGGAAGATAGCATTAGAAACTAACTCATCCGTGAGCTATGTGCATAAACTCATGTCCAAGATCGGAACACCGAGAGAAGTGTTAGCTCAACCCCCAGTTGATGTACGTCAAGTAACACGGGGTAGTATATTAGACACAGCCAAACAGTATGTCACCAAAGATCGTGCATCTGAGCACGGTGACATGGAAGATAACTTTCAACGTATATCTGACTTATGGACTACTTACTTGGGCTTAACTAAATTTTATCAGTCGAAGATGTTGCTGTAATGATGGCTTTGCTGAAGGTAGCTCGTATTCATTCTAACCCAAAGCATCCTGATAATTGGGTAGACGCGTGTGGTTATATGGCATGTGGCGGTGAGATAGCAGGTAACCACTAGTGGACCTTATAACCCTAGACTTTGAAACATACTACGACAAGGTTTATTCCTTGCGTAAGTTAACGACAGAAGCCTACGTCCGTGACCCTCTTTTTGAGGTGATCGGCGTGGCTATCAAAGTAAACAATAAACCAACGGAGTGGGCAAGTGGAACAAAACAACAAATCGCTAGGTATCTTGGCACGTTCGATTGGACTGACAGTATGGTACTTGCCCACAATACTATGTTTGACGGTGCTATCCTGTCTTGGTGTTTTGGTATTTGTCCTCGCATGTACGCTGATACTCTGTGTATCGCCCGTGCGCTACATGGCACTGAAGCTAGCGCTAGTCTCAAAGCATTATCTGAACGATACGATATTGGAGTTAAAGGCACGGAAGTCCTTGATGCACTTGGAAAACGACGAGAAGACTTCACAACCGAAGAGTTAGAAGCCTACGGGGATTACTGCATCAACGATGTTGAGTTAACATATAAACTGTTCCGTTTGATGTCGCGTAGGTTCCCAAAGTCGGAGATACGCCTGATAAACCACACGCTGAAGATGTATACTGACCCCACACTAGAATTAGACGTTGACCTGCTGACCTCGCACTTGGATGATATTAAGCAGCGTAAGGATAAGTTGTTAGAGGACGCAGGTTTAACTGACAAGAAAGACCTGATGAGTAATCCGAAGTTTGCCGAGTTGCTTAAAAACTTAGGTGTAACTCCACCGATGAAGATTAGCCCCACCACGGATAAAGAGACGTTTGCGTTTGCCAAAAACGATGAGCAGTTTAAAGCGTTGGCGGTGCACGAAGACGACAAAGTGCAAGCACTGGTATCAGCAAGACTAGGCTTGAAGAGCACGCTGGAAGAAACTAGGACGCAGCGTTTTATAGATATAGCAGGACGTGGCCTCTTGCCTGTACCTGTAAGATATTATGCAGCGCACACAGGTAGGTGGGGTGGCGATGACAAGATCAATCTGCAGAACCTACCCAGCCGTGGGCCTAACGGTAAGAAATTAAAGAGCAGCATTGTGGCTCCCGAAGGTCATTCTCTAATAGACTGTGATAGTTCGCAAATCGAAGCCCGTGTGTTGGCGTGGTTAGCAGAGCAAGATGATTTAGTTGACCAGTTTGATAAAGGCGAAGACGTATACAAACACATGGCGTCTGCTATATATGGCGTACCAACAGATGAGGTAAGTAAGTCACAACGGTTTGTGGGTAAGACTACAATTCTCGGTGCTGGTTACGGCATGGGCGCGGTGAAATTCCAAGCGCAGTTGGCAGGGATGGATGTGGATATAAAACTAGACGAGGCTAGGCGCATCATAAATATATACCGCGAAACCAACGGAGCAATCAGCCAGCTATGGGTCGATGCAAACAACATGATACAACACATGCAGCGTGGAGATAACGTGCAGTTTGGGCGCGAGGACGTGTTGAAAGTAAACGCACGTAACAATGCCATAATATTACCCTCTGGTCTGCCTATGTTTTATCATGGGTTAGCTGTAGAGAAAACTACTAGTGGTACAGAGTACACTTACAAAACCCGAAAAGGTCCAAACAGAATTTATGGCGGTAAAGTTGTGGAGAACGTGTGTCAAGCTATTGCACGTTGTATCATAGGGCATCAAATGTTGTTGCTTGCCAAGCAATACAAAGCTGTGCTAACTGTACANGATTCAATTATTATATGTGTGCCCGACGAAGAACTGACCGCAGCGCGAACATATATGGAAGAATGTATGAGCCAAACGCCTCACTGGGCTGAAGGTCTACCTATAACCTGTGAGAGTGGCACAGGTAAATCATACGGAGAATGTGAGTGACAGCTAAAGTAGCGCCGTGGTCGTTTAGTAAGATTAAAGACTACGATCAATGCCCCAAGCAATATTACCACAAACATATCTTGAAAGAGATACCGTTTAAACAAACAGAGGCGACTTTGTACGGCACGGCGTTTCATACCGTAGCTGAAGATTTTATTGGTAAAGACATACCCGTCCCCGCAAAGTTTAGTTTTGCGGAGAAACTCCTAACATCCTTGAAGAACAAAAAGGGCGTTAAGTTGTGCGAAATAAAATTGGGTTTGACTAAAAACTTAGAAGACTGTGATTTCTACGCAAAGGACGTGTGGTTTCGTGGTGTAGCGGACTTGGTTATTATGGATGGTGATACCGCAACGGTGGTAGATTATAAGACAAGCAAGTCAGCAAAGTACGCGGATAAAGGTCAGTTAGAACTTATGGCTTTGGCCTTATTTGCTAGGTATCCGCAGCTTAAAAAAATACGTGCTGGGTTGTTGTTCGTTATAAGTAATAACTTGGTAAAAGATACCTACATGGGGTATGATACTGGCAAACTGTGGGAAAAGTGGTTAGGCAAGTACGGCCAAATGCAAACATCCGCAGACGAAGATGTGTGGAACGCACGCCCTAACGGGTTATGTAGACGCCACTGTCCTGTAATCGAATGTGTTCACAACGGAGCCAACTGATGAAGAAACCGCGCAAGAAACAAGTTAACGCCCCCGTGGGTAGTGCAACCTTTGAACGCCGTATGGAGCGCCAACGTGCTAGGCGCAAAGTAGATAAAGAAGGCGCAGATCGTAACGGTAACGGTAAAGCAGACAAGCGTGAGGGCAAGGACGTTAGCCACAAGAAAGCTCTGGTAAAGGGCGGCAAGAATAAAGATGGGATACGTATAGAGAGTTCAAGCAAGAACCGAGCGCGTAACTACCAGAAGAAAAAGTAATTTAGGGAAGTTCCCTAAAAGGAGAACTACATGAAGATCATCGACGGTAAGGCGTTGCTGCTAAAGCTACGCAATCCAAAACGTGTCACTGAAGTCATTCCTAAAAGCCAAGCTGTACGTAAAAACGAGGTGTTGGTAAACTGGGGTGTTGACGAAATACACACGCTTAGAAACTTAAACATCAAAGCACCGTCACCCATTCAAACACAGTACAAGTGGACAGGTAAACATGCACCCTTTTCGCACCAAAAAAAGACCGCTGCATTTCTGACTATGAACCGCAAAGCATTTTGTTTTAATGAACAAGGTACTGGCAAAACAGCCAGTGCTATCTGGGCTGCGGACTACCTGATGAAGCAAGGTAAAATAAAACGTGTGCTCGTTATATGTCCTTTGTCTATTATGGATAGCGCATGGCGTGAAGACCTGTTTACCTTTGCTCCACACCGTAGCGTGGATATAGCTCATGGCGCATCAAATAAACGCAAACAGATCATAGAGCAAGGCGCAGACTTTGTGGTAATAAACTATGACGGTGTAGAAATTGTGTCCGAAGAGATAGCGAAAGGTGGATTCGATCTGATAGTAGTTGACGAAGCTACGCACTACAAGAACGCGCAGTCTAAACGGTGGAAGATACTCAACAAACTCGTCAATGATAACACGTGGTTGTGGATGATGACGGGTACACCTGCCGCGCAGTCACCGTTGGATGCGTATGGTTTGGCTAAGTTAGTTAACACAAATGCAGTGCCACGTTTCTTTGGTTCGTTCCGTGACATGGTTATGACAAAGATTACACAGTTTAGGTGGATAGTAAGACCCGAAGCGACAGACCTTGTGTATAGGGTGTTACAACCTGCGATACGGTTTACCAAAGAAGAATGTCTTGACCTGCCTGATATGACATACGTTAAGCGAAAAGTAGAGCTTACACGTCAGCAGCAAAAATACTACGACACGCTAAAAAAGAAACTGGTTATGAAGGTTGGTGATGACGAAGTTACCGCTGTGAACGCGGCAGTCATTATGAACAAGCTATTACAAATATCCGCAGGTGCTGTGTACACAGACGAAGGTGACACCTTAGAGTTTGACATCAAGCACAGATACAAAGTTTTACGTGAAGTCATAGACGAGAGCAGTCAGAAAGTATTGATCTTTGTGCCATTCAAACACACCATAGATATTTTGGTGGATAAGCTACGCAAAGACGGGATCAACACAGCCGTGATACGGGGCGATGTGCCTGTGTCTCAACGTACAGATATATTTAAACGCTTCCAAACAACAGATAATCCACGCGTGTTAGTTATACAGCCGCAATCGGCAGCGCACGGTGTTACATTAACCGCAGCTAATACTGTGGTGTGGTGGGGGCCGACACCTTCCTTAGAAATCTATGCACAGGCAAACGCTAGGGTGCACAGGTCAGGGCAGAAGCACCCATGTACTGTTGTACAACTACAAGGTTCTGCTGTAGAAAAGCGTGTTTACTCATTACTTGATAACAGAATAGACGTACACACAAAAATGATAGATTTATACAAAGAACTACTTGACTAGCTTACTAAACACTACTAGATTGTAATTCTCGTTATTGTAGGAGAGAGCGATGAGCGAAAGTTCTGACATCCCTGCGGACAAGCTAACAAAGGCTTACATAAATATAAGGGCGGAAAGAGCGTCTTTGTCTGCGGAGTTTAAAGAAAGAGACGGAGCGTTGGTTCGCCAACAGGATGTCTTGAAGAAGGCGTTATTAGACTACTGTGATTCTCACAGTGTTGAAAGCGTACGAACCTCTGAAGGTTTGTTTTTTAGGTCTACTAAAACCAAATATTGGACTGGTGATTGGGATCAAATGTACAGCTTTATAAAAGAGCATGACGTGCCCGAGTTTTTGGACAGGCGGTTAAACCAGACTAACGTAAAACAATTTTTAGAGGAAAACCCAGACGTTATGCCCAAGGGTATGAACGTAGATACCGAGTATGTCATATCAGTAAGGAAGAAATAATGGCACAACCATTCGTACCAATAGAGGATTTGGCAAAACATTTTGCTGTATCAATCTCTACTATCCGTGCGTGGGTACGACAGGGACACGTCCCTAAAGACACGTACATAAAAATCGGTAACACGTATCGGTTTAACAAAACCTCAGTAACAGAGGCGTTAACAAAAACTGCACAAGATGTGGATGAGACGCCTATGGAAGAGCAGCTAGAATTTGATTTCAACGCTGACGAAGACGTATAAGCCAGAAGGAGAATAACATTGGCAGAACAATATATCATTGAGAACGTGGAAGCGTTATGGCCCAAACTTGACCAGACGTATGTCTATGACCAAAAAGTAAAACGTAGCGTTCCGTGTAATCCACGCGATCAAAATGCGGAGTTTTCTATTGCGTTTCGCATGAAGGAGAACACAGCCAAAGCACTGTTTATGCAGATGAAGGCTGCATACGATGCTAACAAAGGTGATGCTTGGGAACCCAAGTTGGCTAATCCGTTTGTCAAAGATGACAACGGTACGTACACGCACAAGTCAGTAATAAAAGGCGCGTATAAGGGTCAGGTAACCAACAAGCCTATACAATTTGATTCCCAAGGCAACACAATGCCCGACGAGTTTCAATTAACAACGGGCAGCACTGTAAATGTTTGCGTACAGTTAATACCTTATGATTTCGGTGGTAAGCAAAGCGTATCGCTGCGCCTTAAAGCCGTGCAGGTGATTAATCTTATTCCTATGGAAATACGTAACCCATTTAGTAAGGTTGAAGGTGGTTTTACCATTGACGACACGAACCCGTTTGCTGCATCATCAAAACCTACTAAGAGCAATAACGTCTTGGATGACATGGCTAGTACGGGTTTTGACGAAGAAGCGCCAGTGAAAAAGATTGCTAAAAAAGCAACAACACCGCCGCCAGCTTCAGATGAGGTAGAGCTTGGGGCCATCATAGAAAACTGGGACGATTAATATGTTCCCTACCACGGCTGCTTATGTGGCCGTGGTTAACCTTATGATGAGTGGTGACAATGGAAACGAAAAGATTTTTAGACCTTGTGTTAGCGCATGAGGGTAATTATTGCGTGTGGGCCAACCGCACCATTAAAGGGCAAAGAGACCCAGAAATACAACAGAAGTTTTACCCGTCCGTAGATCACGTTATAGATGCCGCTAACGATTTAAGCGCAAACGGGTGGAACGCTTTCTTTGCTATGGGAACCTTTGAGAACACAAATTCACGCAAAGCGGACAACGTGCAGTGGATGAAGTCGTTTTTCTTAGATTTAGATTGTGGCCCCGACAAAGAATTTATGTCGCAAGAAGCCGCGATAGATGAACTAAAAGATTTTTGTGATGAGTACGAGTTACCTACACCTACGCTTGTTAACTCGGGACGTGGCGTACATGTGTATTGGATACTATCCAACTCAGTATGTAGAGACGATTGGTGGCCTGTAGCTTCGCGGTTAAAAGTATTGTTTCCCAAGGCAGACCCTGCGCGTACAGCGGATGCTGCTAGTATACTACGTGTACCTAAGACACGTAATTATAAATACGATACGCCTTTGCCTGTCGATTTTTACGGCATATCTACGCCGACTACGGTAGACTTCGATGTTTTTTCAGAGTTGCTGGGGGGTGCGCCGATACCAGTACCCAAGCGATATTCGCCTAACAGCGCTGTAAGTGCATTTCAAGATGCTATGAATAAGAGCCAACAGGGTAGCTTTAAACGTATGCTTGATAGGCTGCGGAACGGCACAGGTTGCGAACAGATACGCTACATAATATCTAATCAAAAAACTATATCTCACGACATGTGGCGCTCTGGGTTATCCATAGCCAACGTATGTAAAGATGGAGACAAGGCAGCAGTGCTGATGTCGTCCAAGCACGAAGACTATGACTTTCACGCTACGCTACGCAAGATGCAAGACACGGGTGGCCCACATTTTTGTTCTACGTTTGAGACGCATAACCCCGACACTTGCACAAAATGTCCACACAAAGGTAAAATATCTACTCCTGCGATGTTGACCAAAGAAGTAGTTGAAGCAGACCCAGACGATAACATAGTAGAGGACATCACAACCAAGACACCAAAAATTCATACAATACCAACGCTGCCTAAACCATATTTTCGTGGGCAGAACGGTGGGGTGTACATACGGACTAAGGACGCGGACGGAAACCCAGACGAGATTTGCATATACCACTACGACTTTTATGTTACACGCAGACTACACGATGTAGAGTTAGGTGAAGTTGTAGCATTTGCTCTGCATCTACCCAAAGATGGGGTGCGAGAGTTTACCATACCACTAACCGCAATTACGTCTAAAGAAGACTTTCGCAAGAACATGGCGATGAAGGGCATAACCGCCTTTGGCGCGGACGTGGAGAAACTTATGAAATATACAGCAGCATGGATTAATGAATTGCAACAGACAACAACCGCTAGTGAAGC